AGGTATCCCAGATAGCGGCCAGCATAAAGGAGTTCGGATTTAACAACCCCATCCTGGTAGATAAGGAAAAGGGAATCATAGCAGGGCATGGCAGAGTATTAGCTGCCCGGAAGTTAGGCATGGACAAAGTTCCGACAGTCGAGCTTTCGCACCTGACAGAGACCCAGCGTAAAGCATATATTATTGCAGACAACAAGCTGGCCCTCAATGCCGATTGGGATATGGAAATGCTCTCCCTTGAAATGGGCGGTTTAGACCAGGAGGGGTTCGATCTATCGTTGATAGGTTTCAATGAAGACGAGTTGGCTAATATCTTTGTGGAAACAACGGAGGGACTAACAGACCCCGATGAGGTTCCCGAAGTACCAGACGACCCGATAACTAAAACGGGCGACGTGTGGGTATTAGGTAAGCATCGATTGAAGTGTGGGGACTCAACTGTAGCAACAGATGTAGAGTCTTTGTTGTCAGGCGTAGAGCCTCATTTGATGGTTACTGATCCGCCGTATGGCGTGGAGTATGATGCCAACTGGAGAAATGAGGCTGATAGAGCAAACGGGAAAAAGATAGGAGCAACGGCCCTTGCTCCTGTTCATAATGATGACAGAACAGATTGGTCGGAAGCGTGGGCGTTGTTTCCAGGTGACGTGGCTTATGTCTGGCATGCTGGTAACAAGGCACACATTGTAGCTGAAAGTTTAATGGCTAATGATTTGAATATTAGGGCGCAAATTATTTGGTCAAAGAACAATATGGTAATCGGCAGGGGCGACTATCACCCAAAACACGAGCCATGCTGGTATGCGGTAAGGAAGAATAAAAAGGGCCATTACAGCGGTGGACGGAAACAGACAACGGTATGGGAAATAGATAAGCCGTTAAAGTCAGAGACAGGCCACAGTACGCAAAAGCCAGTCGAGTGCATGAAGCGTCCTATAGAGAACAACTCGAGTCCTGGCCAAGCGGTATATGAACCATTCTCAGGCAGCGGCACAACGATAATAGCTGGAGAGATGACGGGGCGTTGTATTTACGCAATGGAACTATCCCCAGAGTATTGTGATGTAGCTGTTGAAAGATGGCAGAACTTCACAGGCGAACAGGCTGAATTAGAGGGTAGCGGAGAGAATTTCCCCACTATAAAAAAGGATGCAGCCTAAAAAGATTACGAAGCCATCATTCAAGCCGACCGACGAAGAGCGTAAACTGGTCGAGCAAATGTGCGCTGTGGGTATCCCTCAGGAAAGCATATGCCTGGTTGTAAGAGACGGGATAGACGACAAGACCTTACGAAAGCATTTCAGGCGGGAACTGGACACCTCGAAGATAAAGGCAAACGCAAAGGTAGGCGGGGCGTTGTTTAACAAGGCAATGGCCGGTGATACGTCCGCTGCTATATTCTGGGCCAAGACACAAATGGGCTGGAAGGAAACCCAGCAGATAGACACCAATGTATCGGTGAACAAGATAGAGCGGATCATTGTCGACCCTACAGATAGCGACACCCAGAGCGTTTAAAGGGTTACTTCCGCCTATACGCTATAAGGGTGCATGGGGTGGAAGAGGTTCGGGCAAGAGCCATTTCTTTGCGGAGCTTGCCGTCGAGAGGTGCGTGATGAACCCTGGAACCAGAATTGTATGTGTTCGGGAGGTTCAAAAGACATTAAGGGAATCAGTCAAGAAACTGGTAGAGGACAAGATTAAAGACCTTGGAGTCGAGAAGGATTTCAGGGTATTGCTTGACGGGATTGAAACTCCCGGCGGCGGTATTGTCACATTCCAGGGTATGCAGGATCATAACGCCGAGAGTATTAAAAGCCTGGAGGGTTATGACGTAGCGTGGGTGGAAGAAGCGCAGACCCTATCGGCTAGGTCGCTGGAGTTTCTCAGGCCAACGATAAGGAAAGATAAATCGGAGATATGGTTTAGCTGGAACCCCAGGCATACAACAGACCCTGTGGATCAGTTCTTCAGGTCGGAAACACCGCCACCCAATGCTGAAGTAATAAAGGTAAATTACGAGGGCAATCCGTTCTTCCCAAAGGAACTGGAAGCAGAGCGGGTTTACGATGAGAAGTTCAAGCGCGAGAGATACGGTCATATCTGGCTGGGTGACTATGAGCCAACTGCGATAGGAGCCATCTGGGACCGGGCAACGCTGCATTCGGGCAGGACTAAAGAGCCGCCGCTAATGAATAGAATAGTGGTCGCTGTAGACCCTGCGGTGAGTGATACGGACGGCTCAGACGAACATGGGATAATAGTTTGTGGGGTAGGCGAGGACAGTAAGGGCTACGTTCTGGACGACCTATCCAGGCACGGTTCGCCTAAGCAATGGGCGGAACAGACGATAGCGGCCTATGACAAGTGGTCTGCAGACGCCATAGTGATAGAGGTTAATCAAGGCGGTGACATGGTTCGGCATACGCTTGAGAGCGTGAGGCCGGGGATACGGATAATCGAGGTGCGAGCAACAAGGGGAAAGCACGTTCGAGCGGAGCCTATCTCGGCTCTGTACCAGTTGGGCAGAATATCACACGCCGGGACGTTCGATAAGCTGGAGGATCAGATGTGCCAGATGACTTCCGCTGGGTATCAGGGCGATGGTTCGCCCGACAGAGTGGACGCTATGGTATGGGCATTTACTGAGCTGTTCCCCAAGCTCAACCGACAAAAACCTAAAGTAGACCACCGCAATAATGTGGGCGGGTCTTGGATGGGATAAGTAGTGCGGAGGCGCACCAGTGCGGAGGCGCACCACTAACCGTAATAGAACCAAGTATATTGAAGCGGAAGATTAATGGATGACATTGTAAAAGAGGCCAAAGAGGCATTCGAGACTTGCCAGGAAGCGGAGGAGGAGAACAGAACCGCGGCTGAGAGCGATATTAAGTTTGCCCGTATGGGTGATCAATGGGACGAGGCCGACAGGAACAAGCGCAGCCGGGAAGGCAGACCCGTTCTGACGATTAATCGTATGCCCGCGTTCATTAGACAAGTAGCTAACGACGCCCGACTGAATACGCCAAGCGTTAAAGTATTCCCCGTGGACGATACGGCAGACGTAGACTGTGCGGAGATACTCAACGGCCTCCTGAGGAATATACAGGTTCAGAGTAACGCCGACGCTGCCTACGATACGGCGATGAGTGATGCGGTAACCGGGGGGTTTGGCTATTTTATCATTGATGTGGATTTCGCCTTCAATGACACTTTCGAGCAGGATATTCTCATCAAGAGGATTGCCAATCCGTTCACGATACACGGCGACCCGAGAAGCACGGCGATAGACAGCAGCGACTGGAATATAGGGTTCGTCAGTGATGTAATGAGTCACGCAGAATTTGAGAGGGAATTTCCAAACAGCGAAAAAATTGATTGGGACGCCGACTTCGAGTCAGAGAAAGATCTGGACTGGATAACTGAGGACTCAGTGAGGGTCGCAGACTACTGGAAGCGGGTAGAGGAAGACCGGCCTATCGTTCTATTGAGTGACGGGCAAGTAATAGACGAAGAGGTCTATGAAAAGAACAAGGACTACTGGGACGTATCTCAAGTATTCGTAGAGAACTCCCGAACGGTTAAGTCCTGGAAGGTCAAGAGATATACTTTAAGCGGGCAGGAAGTCTTGGAAGAGATTGACTGGCCGGGGATGTATATTCCCATTATCCCTGTCTACGGAGAGGAGAGTTGGGTTGAGGGAAAGAGACATTTTAAATCCCTGATAAGGGACGCCAAAGACCCTCAGAGGATTTATAACTACTGGAGAACGGCCTCGACCGAGTTAGTAGCCCTGGCTCCCAAGGCTCCCTTCATTGGGCCGGTAGGTGCGTTCGACGAGGACGGGGACAAGTGGGCGACGGCTAATACCGACTCACATCCTTACTTACAGTACGATGGGCAAGTAGCACCACAGAGACAGGCGTTTGCAGGGCCACCAGCGGGAGCCTTACAGGAAGCCCTTAACGCCTCGGATGATATGAAATCCGTGGTCGGGATGTTCGATGCTTCTTTAGGTGCGAGGTCGAATGAGCAATCAGGAAAGGCTATTTTAGCGAGACAGAGGGAGGGGGATATTTCAACCTTCCACTTTATCGACAATCTCAATAAAGCCATCCAACACGCCGGGAAGGTAATACTTGACTTAATTCCTCATGTATATTCGGGCGAGAGAGTAATCAGGGTCTTGGGTGAAGACGACAAGCCTGAGAACGTACAGGTCAATCAGCAAATCCCCATGATGCAGGACGGCCAGCCGGTCATGGATGAAATGGGCCAACCGAAGGCCAGAATATACGACCTGACGAAGGGTAAATATGACCTGGTAGTCAGAAGCGGGCCTAGCTTTACGACAAGACGCGAGGAAGCCGCTACTCAAATGATGGAACTTCTCAGGGTATACCCGGACGCCGCGCCGATCATTGGAGATATATTCGCCAAGAACCTCGACTGGCCTGGAGCCGACGAGATAGCCAAGAGACTGGAGAAGATAACCCAGGGTCAGCCTGAAGACCCGGAGAAAGCCAATCTATTAGCGCAGTTGCAAATGGCCGTGGATAGAATACGGCAGCTTGAAGGGGACCAACAGGTAGACGCCGCCAAGATAAATATCGATAAACAGAAGCTCGACCTCGATCGGCAGAAGGTTGGCATAGATCAATTCGAGGCTGAAACCGATAGAATGGAAGCCCAGGCTGAAATACAGAAAGATTTAGCACAGGCGCAGAGTTATGGGCCTGTCATTAATTACCCCTTCCGGGGGTAAACCGACCAACCCTACGGGGAGTCGGAACCACAACCCATGAGGTAAACTATGGCTGACGAACAACCCGACGAGGGATTCGTTGACGATTCCGAAGAAGAGGAATCAACCCAAGCCCCTGAAGCAAAAGAAGCGGAAGAGGCTGAACAGGAACCAGCAGAAGAGGACGAGGAGGACTCGGAAGAGCAAACCGAACCGACCCCTGAAGTGGAGACTGTCGAGTTCGAGGGGCAAGAATATAATATACCCCCGGAATTAAAAGACGCATTCCTTAAAAATAAGGATTACACGACCAAGACTCAGGAGATGGCGGAACAACGGAGGACTCTGGAGACCGACAGACAACGGTTCCAGGAAGCCATTCAGTTGCAAGCCGCCCATACTGAGGCTTACACCCAACTCGGCATACTTGACCAGCAACTAGCTCAATACAATGAGTTAGACTGGAATACATTGGCTGCCCAAGACCCAAATGCCACGCAACAAGCGCAAATACAGATGGGTGCGTTACGGGAACAAAGAACACAAGCTCAGGAGAAACTGCAATTTCTACACGCTGAATCTCAACAGAAGGCCCAAGCACAAAGGGCGAGTATTGTTGAGCAAAATCACGCCAAGGTAGAGAGGTCAGTCCCTAACTGGAGTTCGGATACCGAAAAGGCTGTTTTTGACTATGGGATACAAAGCGGCCTAACCGAGAGTCAACTGGCCGGGATAGATTACGATCCTGTTCAAATAGGGATCTTAAATAAAGCCCGACTATTTGACGAACTTAAACAGAAGCAGACCGGCTCGAAACCCAAGAAGTCTGAACCTGTCCCGCAAGCCACGAGGGTAAAACCCAAGAGGACTGCCCAGAAGGGATTGCATGACAATCTAAGTGTGGACGAATGGATGAAACGTCGGGAGGCTCAAGTAGCTAAACGAGGATAAATATGGCTAATACAACTTTAACTCCGACTGCGGTTACCCGCGAGGCTTTGCGGATACTGCACCAGAAGTTGAACTTTGTAGGGACAATTAATCGTTCCTATGATTCATCTTTTGGTAAAAGCGGTGCAAAGATCGGCGACAGTCTGAAGATCAGGCTTCCCAATCAATACACCGTGAGAACTGGAGCGGCACTCTCTTCACAAGACGTAGTGGAGTCGAGCGTAACTCTCCAGGTTGCCACCCAGAAGGGTGTCGATACCACATGGACTTCTGACGACCTTTCGTTGGATATAGATGACTTTGGAAAAAGGATTCTTGAACCGGCAATGTCAGTCCTGGCGGCGAACATCGAGTCCGACGCTATGTCCATGTATAAGGATGTCTACAATAACGTGACGGACGTTGGCGCGACAATTACATCAAGCGATGTGATGACGGCGTCTAAGGTGCTTACGGATAATTTATCTCCGTATGACAACCGTTGCTTAAACCTGTCGACACAGGACAACCTTGACTTGGTTGAAGCCTTAAAAGGTCTCTATAATGACCGTACTAATGTAGGCAAAAACTACAAGGAAGGCCGTGTGGCTTCTAACACATTCGGGTTTTCTCAAATTATGGAAAACTCCATGTGGCCGCAGCATACGTCGGGTACTGATGACGGCACTGGCGACTATTTGGTCAATGATGCTGGCACGATAGCCGAGGGATCGACTTCGATCACCACGGACACCGGCGCTGGAACATATCTGATAGGCGATATTTTCTACTTCGCTTCAGTGTTCGCGGTTCATCCTGAGACCAAGGCAACGCTCACGAAGTTGAAAGAGTTTACCGTTACGGCGAACTCCGGGACTTCTGCCACTACAATCAGTTTCTCCCCTGCGCTTTACAGCACGGGTGCGAAACAGAATGTTAGTGCGATGCCAGCCAACAATGCCGCTTTGCATAAAAACGAAAGCGACCAGACTACTGATATAGCTGCAAGCGCCGATTACGGTGTGAGCCTTGCGTATCACAAGGATGCTTTCTGCTTTGCAACGGCTGACTTGATCATGCCTCAGGGCGTTGATTTCTCAGCACGAGAAGTTATGGATGGAATATCCATGAGAATTGTACGGGATTACAGCATTAGTGCTGATACGTTCCCGACAAGGATCGACGTTCTTTACGGGTACAAAACCATCAGGCCAGAACTAGCCTGTCGTATCCAAATGAACTAACCCCACAGGGAGGGCTTCGGCCCTCCCACTTCTTTAGGAGATAAAGATGCCAAAGTGGATGTATAAAAAAGACAAGGACGAGATCGTTTCCAAGCTCTTCCAGGATGACGACTCTATCCCGAAAGAGTGGAAAGAAAGTCCTGGCGAAGCTGAAAAGAAGCCAAAGAAGAAATAGATGGCTTTAACGAATTTTGCGACCTTAAAGACCGCTATAGCCTCGGAGTTCTCACGCTCCGACACGGGGTTTACTAATGCCGTTCCTGATTATGTACTGAGGGCGGAAGCGGTTCTTAACAGGCGTTTGAGAACGCACCAGATGCGGGCGACGGCGACGGTTACTATTTCCTCTTCGGCAAGCACCGCCTCTCTGCCTACGGGCTTCCTGTCGGATATTGGATTACACTATACGTCTGACTTGAGTCAGTTAACCCCGGCGACAGACGCTGATCTGGTCTATTGGGGTGCAACGGATTCAGGACAACCCCGGCTCTACAGAGTAGGGGCGACGGTGTACGAGTTCGAGAGACCGGCGGATCAGGCTTATACGACTAAGGCGGTGTATTATAAGGCGAATAATTTAACGTCTGATGCCACTAACTGGCTGATGACCAACTATCCTGATGCCTACCTTTATGCTTCGTGTTTCGAGGCGGCGGCTGCAAGACAGGCCAAGGATAGGATGGCAATATACAAACCTCTAAGGGATGAGATTATCGAGGAGATCAATCGTCTTAATTCAAAGACCCAGGGCAGGGTCAGAATGAGACACGATGCTAGCCTTGCCAGAGGGAACCAGTTTAACATCAACACGGGCGGCTATTTATGATCCCGTTCGGCGAGTTTGCGCCTGACCAGCCAGCCCTCGACGCCGGGGGTCAGTTTAGCACGGTTGCAAAGAACGTCATCCCAAGGACGAAGCACTCCTATGCCCCTTTGGGGACGTTGGCGGCATTGACCGGCGCTATCAGTAATACTTGCCAGGGCGCGGCGGCGTTCAGGGATTCAACGGGCGCGGTTAATTCATTCGCCGGGGATACGAGTAAACTCTATAAACTTTCCAGTACGACTTATAATGACGTAACAGGCTCCACCACTCCCTCAGTTGCAGACGATGACACATGGCAGTTTGCTAAGTTCGGTGAGAGAATTATAGCGGTTAGTGGTCATGCTACGAATACCCAGAGCTATGTTATGGATACTTCTACGGTATTCGCCGATCTTGACTCTGACGCTCCAAGGGCAAGACACGTCGCCCAGATTAAAGACTTTATCATGCTGGGGAATACCTATACCTCGGCGGATGATTCAGTGGCGAATAGAGTCCATTGGTCAGCGATAAACGACCCCACAGACTGGCCGACCATTGGAAGCGCAGACGCAGCGAGCAAGCAAAGTGACAGACAGGATCTCCCCTCAGGCGGTTGGGTTCAGGCAATTACGGGAGCGGTAGGCGGTACGGACGGAGTTATTTTCATGGACAACGCCGTGTATCGCGTTGTCTATTCAGGGCCGCCTACGGTCTTTGAGTTCTACGAAGTGGAGCGGGCTAGGGGTACGATAGCTTCAAGGAGTGTGGTCAATATAGGGGATTCATGTTTTTACCTGGCGAACGATGGCTTTTACCAGTTTAACGGTCAGGACTCCATCCCGATAGGCGATCAGAAAGTAGACAAGACTTTCTTCAGTAGATTCCAACAAGATTATCCTCACTTAGTGTGGGGCGCGAGCGATCCTATCAATAAAGTCGTTATGTGGACCTATCCCTCAAGCTCGACTTCCAATGCGACAAAGGCTCTTCTCTATAACTGGAGTCTCAACGAATGGTCTGAGGCGGAGTTTAATTCTCAGGTGTTATTCACCGACCTGACCCAGGGGTATACTTTAGAAGGCCTGGACGCTGTCGAGAGCCAACTGGACGACCTTCCCTATAGTCTGGATTCGAGGATCTGGACAGGAGGCAAGGACGTTCTTGCGGTCTTTGACACCGATAAGAAAAACGCGACATTCTCAGGGGTCAACCTTGCTGCGACGATTGAATCACAGGAGATAGGCGGGGGCGAGAGGGTTCTGATAGACGGTATCAGACCGTATGTCGATGTTAGTAACACGGCGCACGTTACAGTAGCTCTTAAAACACGCGACGACGTGGGGACTTCTATAACGACGGGTTCGGCTTCGAGTATAGACGCAGACGGACAGGCGCATTTTACCACGTCATCGAGGTATGCAAGGGCGCAAGTTAATATAGCCGCCAGTTCGACATGGACTCACGCACAGGGAGTAGATGCAGATATAACCGCTGACGGGACGGCGTGATGGCTGACTATTTTACAAGAGTTCCCGGCCCTCTGGAGGTTATGCGTAGGCTTGGGTTAAACGTCCCTTCGCGTAAACAAGTAGGGAAGTTTTTTACGGCTGTTCCTGAGTTCGTAGGGCCACAGGCTGACGTTGCGGGCATGGTCAGAGATGCGGGTCAGGTTGTGCCCAATATACGGTCTGGAGACTATGGACAGGCATTAGCGAACCTCGGCATGGCTGCGGCGGCTATCCCGTTTATGGCTTTTCCGGGGACAGTATCGCAAGTCAAGGGGGCAACGAAAAAGGTACTAGATAACCCGCAATCTGTCGAAGAGCTTGGTGAAAAATTAGCTACGGCACAACAGGTAGGGCCAGAACGAACTATGCCCCATGTATTAAATGCTATGCATGAGAGTGATGCAGGTTATGCGGCAGGTTATCTTGTAGAACATATAGGGGATCTTACTCGTAAGATGGGTGATGGTGTTGGTGTTCTTGGCCCAGTAAAATTAAGGGATATTAAAGAAAAAGTAGGAAAAGGTCTTCGTAAATTACGCTATGGTAATGTTGAAGGTGAGTTTAATGAATCTATGAAAGGTAAGAATGTTAAAAAACTTAATAAACTTTTTGAAAAATATGCTGATGAACATTCAAAACTTCCTATATTTAATAAACCTCAATGGTTAGCTAGAGAGGCAGCAGTTAGTGTAGGAAAAAAGGATTTTAACCGTACTAGGGAATTATTAGAAGAGTTAGAAATATTAATTGATAATCCTAATAATTTTTATAAATTAAATTCAAGTATTGATCCCACAATATTATGAAGAAAAAGATCCATGTGAACCAGCACATTATAAAACGTAATCGGAAGCTGGGTGAAAATGAACCTGTTCTTACTTGCAAGACTTACAAACAAAATAATTATGCTCACGAAATTGAAATTAAAGGCCCGTGTCGTATTATTTATCGGCCAGATAAGCCGTTAAGCTGTGGCGCTCACGTTTGGATAGAAACAGCGGCTGAAGTAGAACTTAGATGAGTGAATTCCCCGGCATTACAGCTTCAACGGCTAATACAGGTTTATTCCTAAGGGACTCCCTCGAATGGTCACGAAGGGTTATGCAAGGGAAACTGAACAACGCAACCCTGTGGACTTTAACGGCGGATGCGGCAAGTACGACATTCACGGACGACAGGATAGGACTGGAGACAGCTTTACACTGGAGTCCAACCACGGCAAACGCCGCTGCGATAGTGGCGAGCATGTATGTATCCGAAGCAAGCAGAAAGAACGGTGAAGTGACAATTACGCACACGAATAATTCCAATACGGATAAGATATTCAGGATAACTTTTCATGGCTAACCCTCCTTGGTATACGTCAATCCCCCAACCTGTGGATCAAAATCCTCCTCCCGGTTATTTTATGCACCCTTCCCACGGTTTGATGCCTATAAGTTCTTCACCGAATTTGTTTACTAGGTTTCCTGATCCTGGGCCGGTTACAATGTACGGGTCCGGGAGAGAACATCGAGCCTTTCAACCGTCGCCGTGGAGACCGCCAGAAAATTGGGGTATGCTGCCAGACTCAGATGTAGAAACAGGGGACTATAATCAAACACCCTTACCACAAACGCTAACACAGATTGCTGAGACGGAAGGAACTATACCTGCACCGCCACCTATGGCTCCTATTGATCCAGGGTATTGGACAAATCCAGATACAGGCCAAGTGATTGATATAGAAGGGGAAATGGGGCCGCAGTATCAAAGCACGATTCCTATGGGGCATTCTCCTTATGTTCCTAATGAGGGATTTTTTAGTAAATTAGGGCGCAGATTAACTAGCCCGTTTAAAAGATTTACGGATATTAGCGACGTTCCCGCTTTTGGATCAGGCATAGCCGCGACTGCAAGAACGTTAGGGCCAGTGCTGGCGAGTAGTGTTATTCCGGGCGCTGGCTTACTGTCGATGGCGGCGAGTGCTTTCCCCGGCAGTGGGGCGACTCCATATGAAATGGAAGGCGCGAAGGTCACTGATATTTCATTCGGTCCTAATCAAGCATGGCTCGGTGCTGACGTTCCGGGCGGCGGTTATTACATACAAAATCAAAAGATTGATATGACTAAACTAGGCGGCGGAGAAAGAGCGGGTGGCCGTGATATAACCGTCCATACCCCCGAAGGTTTGGTGGATGCGACTTATCGAGTTAGCGATGGAGTGGCTTCTATTACAAGTGATGACTTTGGCGTTCCCGGCGTGGATTACGGTGATATTTACTACGGCGGGGCTGATTACGAGGGTCTGGATATAAGTGACGACGGTTCGGGCGACCAGTGGGACGCCTATTGGGGGGATTGGTAATAACGCAACTCTGGGGAGTTACGGGGTCGGAGATAGACGACGTTTGGCCCAGTGTCGAACCTTTTATCCAGAGGGTTGTGGATAAGGGTTCGGACAAGACTGCGAAGGAAATCTATCAGGGATTAAAAAAACGACGCTATCAGCTTTGGATAGCCTGGGATGAACAGATCAGGGCGTGTTGTATAACTGAGACAATATATTACGAACCTGACGGGCTTCTGTGTACCATTGTTATGTGCGCGGGTGAAAAAATAAAAAGATGGATTAAACATATTAAGACAATCGAGGAATGGGCAGAATCGAAGGGCTGTTTCGCTATCGAGTTAGTGGGGCGAAAAGGCTGGGAGAAAATCCTAAAGTATAAAGTAACGGGAAACGACGGTAACGAATTGATAATGAGAAAGTTATTAAAATGAAAAGTTCACGACCACAACCGGCAGCAACGCAAGTAGTCACACAAACAAACGACCCGTGGAGTGGTCAACAGCCATTCCTTGAAACAGGTTTTCAAAGGGCGCAAACGGATGTGCTTGATAGACCGGAGACTTTCTTTCCGGGGTCTACCGTTGTTCCGTTCGATCCTGCGACGACTGAGGCTCTGGGTGCTATTGAAACCCGCGCAAGGGCAGGGTCGCCATTAACAACACAGGCCCAGAATACAATACTGAGCGCGGCCAAAGGT